CGGTCTCGACGCCGCCCTTGAGGCCCGGCACGTCGCCGATGTCCTCGGTGCGCGGCTTCTGCGGCACCAGCTGGGAGACCGGCGAGACGTCCACCTGGACGGCGTTCTTGTCGCCGGCCTTGGCCGGCTTGCCGGTCTCGCTGTCGCGGTAGATCGGCTGGCCGCCGTTGGGCAGCGGGACCGAGGTGTGCGGGAGGCCGGGCACCCGGTCGCGGTAGTCGCCGCGCTTGGGGCCGGCGCCGAGGGCGTCCTCGGGACCCTGCGGCTCGGACGGGCTGCCGGGCGTCATGGGGACGCCGGCGTCCAGGCCGTCGTCGCGGGTGGTGCGCCCGCCGTCCGAATGCTCCAGGTCGGCGTTGGGCACGGTGCCCTTGGCGGCGCCACTCACCGAGTCCACGGTGGGCGTGGTGGCCGCGGCGGCCTCCTTGACCTCGGGCGTCGGCTGCTCGGCGGGCGGCGTGGCCGGCGTCGAGGTCGAACGCGAACGCGAGGCCGACCGCTTGGCGGCGGGCTTGCTGGTCGTGCTGGTGGTCTTGCCCATGCGGGTGATGTCCTCCTGGATCGTTCTACGTGGCGACTGCGGCGGCGTCTAGGCCGGTCTCGATCTGGGCCATGACGACGGGGTAGGCCTCCTGGACCACCAGCGATTCGCCGCAGTCCTGGCAGCGCACCACGGTGACGTCTCGCGCGGGGATCCCGTCCTGGGGGCGCGGCGGGACGCGGCCGGTGTAGGCCTCGGTGCGGTGCGGAAGCATGGGGCATTCGCGTGCGTGGTCGCGCGGTTCCATGAGGCCGGCGATCGCGCGCATGCGCGCGTCGGCGCGGGCGTCGCCGGTGCTGGCGGCTGCGGCCTGGCGCTCGGCCTCGACCTCGGCGTGGATGCGGGCGCGGTCCTCGTCGGTGAGAACCGTCGCGCCGGCGGTCGGCGGCGACGGGTTGGCGGCGACCTTCGCCTCGTTCGCGGCCTCGGCGAGGATGCGCTGCTGGTCCTCCACGGGGAGGTCGGCGAAGGTGATCGACGGCGAGGCCGGCGGATCGCCGGCGGGTGCGGGCGGCGGCCCGCCGTCGCGTGCAGGCGCGGCCGGCTTGGGCTTGGCGGTACGGGTTCGGGTGCGGCTCGGGGGTGTCATGGTGAAACGGTCTCCTTCCCAGATGGGCGATCGAGGGTCTACGAGTTCAGGACGCCGGTCCCGCGCGCCGCGGCCTTGCCGCCGAACACGCCCAGGCCCGTGAAGAACTCGATGCGGGTCCGGTATGCCGGCTTGGCCTGCTGCTCGCCGAGGTCGCGGACGTCCACGCCGCCGTTCGTCAGGCCGGTGACGGCCTGGTCAGCCTCGGACTGGCCGAAGCGGACGGCGTAGATCGAGGAGGCCACGGAGGACGACCCCTGCGTCTCGGTCTGCGGGATGATCATCGAGCCGGCCCCGGTCAGGCCGATGTCGATCATCGGAATGCCGTTGTAGGTCGGCAGCTGGGCGTCCGGGACGGGCTGGCCGACGGCGCCCTGCGCGATCGGCTGCGGGAGGCGGCCGACCGACTCCACGTTGATGTTCACCCGGCGCAGCGCGGAGAGGATCCGCGACCGCACGAACGAGTTCATGATCAGGGCGCCGTTGGACCCCGAGAGGCCCGGGACGGCCGCGATCAGCGCGTCGAGGAAGTCGAGGAACGTGTGGATGTCCGACCCACCGTTGCCGACCACCGGGGCGCCGTTGGTCCCAATCGAGACCACCTGCGCGCCCGTGAGGCGCTTCTTGAGACCGTCGAACGAGTTCGCGTCCACGGCGGTGTCGCCGTTGATGAACGCGTCCTGGAACTTGTAGACGGCCGCCTTGACCTTCAACTGGTCCTGGATCGCGCGCTGGTCGTTGAGGTTGCCGCGGGTCTTGACCAGGAACGTGTCCACGTCCGCGTCGCCGCCGAGGATCGTCAGCTTCTCGGACTTCTGGTTGACCGTGCCCGTGGACTCGGAGTAAGACCCGTTCACTGCGCGGAACTCGACGCCCGGCACCGTGGCCTCCTCGTTGTAGGCGTAGGCGTTGCCCTCGATCTCCATCATGGGCACGCGGTCGAGCAGCACGGCCTCCATGACGAACGTCTCCAGGACGCCGCGCTGGAGGTTGTCCTGGGACAGAAGCGCGGACTGCGCGAGGGTGAGCGCGCCGATCTGGACCGGCGGCGCACCGGGATGGTCGGGCGTCGCACCGAGCGCCGAGAGCGCCAGGTAGAGCAGCAGTGAAACGGCGAACAGGACCGTCATGCGCGCGAGAAGCGGCAGGCGGTCGAAGTGGGCGCGAATGGTGGACGTCATGACGGTGGTGGTTCCTCCTGGTTGCGTTACGTGGTGTTGCCGGATTCGGCGTAGGCCTTGGACAGCCGGCCGGGGCCGATCTGTCCGGTGTTGCCGCCGCCGCCGCCCCCGCCTGCGGGGTCGTCGCCGGTGACGTCTCCTTGCGCCGGGTTGCCGCCACCCTTGGTCAGGTAGGGCTTCTCGGCGGCGATCTCCTTCAGGCGCTTCTCGACGCTGGCGGTGGTCGCCAGCTGCTCGTCGGTGAGCTTGCCGATCACGTCCTCGGGATCGCGGAAGTTGAGACGGGTCGCGACCTTCTCGGCGGCCGTGACCAGCCTCGCGCGCTCGGTCGCGGTGGTGGTCTCGGCGAGCTTGTCCTCGGCCTCCTTGGCGCGGGCCTCGGCGGCCTCGCGGGCCTTGCGCTCGCGCTCGGCGATCGCGGCGTGGTTGCCGGCCTCCACGTCCGCCTTGCGCTGGCGCTCGGTCTCGGCGGCCTCCAGTTCGGCGATGCGCGCCTGGGCCTTCGCCAGTTCGGCCGCGTCCTGCGCGGGCGGCGTGGTCGGCGGCGGCGGCGGCGTGGCCGGCGTGGGCGTCGGCGCCGGCTCGGGCGTCGGCGCGGGCGCCGGCGGGTCCTCAAAGCGACAGAGGCGGTGCCAGAGAGGATCGGGGTGCAGGGTGCTGGTGAACATGAGGGTGGGTCTCCTTCCCGGATTGGCCCCCGGCCGCGGCCGCTTACTCGGTCACGCCGGGGAAGGTCATGCGCGGGACTGTAGACGCGGTATCGGCGCGAATGCGCTCGACCTCGGCCGCGATCCAGTCGTCGTCGGCGTCTGGGTATCGCTCCTTGAGGCTGGTCTCGATCGAGATCAACTCGGCCGTCTTGAGCGTCGCGTGGCGGCCGGCGACCTCGGTCTCGTCCTCGGGCAGCGCGCTGTTGCGCTCCACGGTCGGGATGCCGCCCGGCTCGCTGAAGGCGTCCGAGCCGAGGCCGCCCTCGGCGATCGACAGCGCGCTGAGCAGCTGGCCGGCCTGGGTGATCTCGGGCAGCGCGCGATCCCAGACGCGGCCGCGGCTGTTGGCGGCGTTGACGGTCGGCAGGAGACGCACGCGCAGCGAGATCCCGCTGTTGCCCGACAGGCCGAAATCGCCCTCGCCGAGGTACTGCGGCACCAGGTCGCATCGCTGCGCGATCGTCGCGACCTCGTTCTTCTGCCAGGCGATCAGCGCCTCAGCGTCGAAGCTGTATTCCAGGATCTTGAACGGCGGCGTCGAGCGGTCGCCCTCGTCCACGTCGAGCGGGTCGTGCGCCAGGACGTCCTCGCCGGCGTCGAACTCGGGCACCGGGACGCGGGGGACCATCACGCCGTCGCCGCGGTCGATCAGATCCTCGGTCCCCGGGCCTGGGACGCGGGCGCGCAGGCTGGAGGCGGGGACGACGGCGCGCTTCTTCGCGGTCAGGCGCAGGTTCTCGCGGCCGATCGTGACGGCCTCGTTGAGGGCGAGCATGCGCGTCCAGACGCCGTTGTAGATCGAGACGCCGACGTTGGGCTTCTTGCCCCAGCGGTGCGGGATCCGGCCGGCGATCATCATCGGGAGGCCGTGGCGCCACTCGGGCCGCAGTCGCTCGGTGATCACGTGGCGGGTCAGCGCGATGGACGTCCCGAGCGCGTTCTCGCGGCCCTGGTAGAGGCGGTTCACGACGATGCCGGGCGCGTGGATCTCCAGGTGGCGGTAGACGACGCCGTTCGATCCTGTCGGCTGGTTGAGCTTCGACACGAACGCGCAGGCCCGGACGTGCCGGCCGTGCAGCAGCGGCACGACGTCGGCGCGTGAGTGCCAGGTCAGCGCCGGCGCGGTGAGGCCCGCGACGAGGGAGAGGCGCCACCAGACTTCACCCTCGGACACGCACGTCTCCTCGGCGGCGGGAAGCTCAGCCGGCCACGCCTCGGTCATCGCGGTGAGCGCGTCGCCGTCGGTCTCGTTCGCCGGCGACCAGGCCGGGTCCTCGCCGAACAGCAGATCGCCGTAGGCGCTCGGGATCTTCTCGGGGAGGTTGTCGAGGATCAGGTCCCGGCCGTTCTTCCACTGCATCACGCGGCGCAGCACCGGCTCGTCGGACTCGCGCAGCGCGGCCCATAGCGCGATGCGTTGGCGCACTGCAAGCTCGGTGCGGATCGGCCAGACGCGGGCGGCCTCGAT